GGACTCCTCCTCTTCGAGGCAGTGGCCCTCGCGGTCGCGGCGTTGGCTCTGAGTGTCCTACGCTTGGATGGACTATTATTGTTCTTCTTCCTCTTTTTCGTTTTCGTGATCACGTCTCTGACCTTTTTAGCCTGGTTGAACTTCTCCCTCGCTATTTGGGCTGCTCGATTTGCAGCCGCTAGAGTCTTTTCAGCCGCGTTCGCGATCTTGATTTGGGTGTTGCGGTACTTACCCCCCTTATACCGGGATTGGATCTTTAAGGCTGGCTTAGTATACCTGCGGTTCACGTTCATGTTTAGCGTGACGAACCTCAAATCGTGTTGCGTCACGAACCTTTTCCGGTTTGTCGGATGCCTGAAAAGACGTACATTGTTATTCTTACTACTTTTAAGGTAGAAAGCTTCGGCCGGGGTCATCTTCGCGAGCTTTATAAAACTGTTTTGTGACAGGTAGTGGTTATACTTCGGGTCGTACCCGATAACCTTTTCACCGTTTTTAAAATTGTTTAGAGTGATATAATCAGGGTTGACAATTGCCGGTACGATCTTTCTTTTATACGGGACCTTTAACGTCCTCTTGTTTTTTTTGTAGTAAATCGGCCATAGAAAAAAGCGAATCGTCATCCAAAAACTGTCTTCAGACGAATATGTGTCATATTTGTTTGTAATCAATACTTGATTAGACGGTCTATTCAAAGGGTTTTTGTGTGTTATAAACGCCTTTGTTGTCGTAAAATGTTTACGATAGTCACGATTATTATTTTGACTAAGGACTAGGGCATTATTTGGACGAAGTTCCGATACCGTTATGCCGAGTGCCCTTATAATCTTTTTCATCAAGAGCTGATCCCGATAATAGATAAGAATGTCAGGGCTGTTCTCTATCAAATGTTTCAAATCCCTATACTCCCGGATTCTGCCAAGGAGGGATTCCAAATTCCTATTACTTATATTTTGATCGTCGTTACCGTTTCCCGATTTAACCCCTACTCGTTCCCATGCTTCCCACGTTCTTAGCACGAGCTGCATGACCTCTTTCTCAATATCTTTTTCTGTAGGTATTACCGTCCGGAGTTTCTCGATGAAGTCATTGGAAAAATCGGACACAAAAAGCGGAGAAAGTGTTTTTTTGAAATCTAGCTTTAGGGGATATCTAGAAAAGCTTTTGAGCAACCTGAGGGTTTGGGACCTTAACGGCATGCCAGTATATTTCCCGGATCTTTTCATCGAGATTCGGACTGCGTGTCGCATGTGCTCTGGAATGTCATTATACCTGTTACTGTTACTGGAACTCATACAATACCCTGAGAAAAAACTATATGGTCCCGAGCGGTGAAGCTTCTCTCGTCGAAGACCCAAGTCCCGCCGCGAAACCTCCACTTTACCCTAAACGCACTCACACCCTTCACGTCGACGTAACACGGTGGATCGTGCTCCCCCGCGAATATCTTACCGCGTTGAATCATAGAAGACCCGTCGTATACCTCGTACTCGACCCTCCACGGACTCTCGTTGAAGAGATACGCCCTCGTCCTCGGGTACACCTGGAACGGTGCGCGTCTCGTCACCAGGGGCATTATTTAAATCTGCACACAAATTAAAAGGATGTACTTTTACCTGTTTACCTTCATCTTTATCCTGATAGTGATCGTTCAGAACAAGTCGAGGGGTATGGCCCACGCGGTGGATAAGTTGGTCCGGCAGGCTGCCAGGTACGCGACGGCGGCACAACAGGATAAGTCGCCGGTGATCGCCGTCCTACACGCCAACTACGCCGCGGCCTACCTCTACGCGCTCAAAGATATCGCGAGCGAATCGCAGATCCATAACGCCACGGGCATACATGTTCGAAAGTTCACGGAGCACATCGTCAACGTCCAAGATATGGTCACAAAGAAAACCACCGAGACGTGCCCCGAGTTCGTCGGCCAGGTGGACGTCTACCTCGCAGAGATCGGCGGTGAGGCGTGAGAAAAGGAAACCTAAGCGAGGGGAAAACCGGGACTTCGTCGCACATGAAGGTGGTGCGCGACGAAGTGTGGGAGAAATGCCTCGAAGGCGCGACTGCGATGTATCGTTTACTCGTACCTAACGATACGTGTTATAAATTGGCCGACGCCACGTGGAAATGTAAAGCGGCGTACAAGGTGTTCCAAGACAAAAAAGATGCAAGGCGTGTCATCTTACTCGACAAGACCCCGGACGCACATCGCGCCGTGCATAAATTGTGTGCCTCGACCACCATGTCGGGTAAGCCGTGCTCGTTCAGGGCTGTCTGCGGCCATCACTGCAAAAAGCATCAGGTCAAAATAAAATCCGCAGGTACTATAACATGTTAGACCAAGAGAACCTTAGGCCCGTAATAATATCTATGGCACTTTACATCACGATCGCGACGCTCGTCCCGATCCTTTTCAAGAAACCCGTGGGGGTAAAGGTCGTCGATGATATCACCCTCTCCGTGATACGCCAGAAGGAGATGTTGATGTCAGGCACGATCCTCGTCGGCCTCATCACCCTCGGCACCAATTACATTCAGGAGGAATTCATGTGAGACGTTCTCCGCCCCTACGAGCTGTTTCGTGTGCGCGTGGTCCATGTACCGCAGCCTCTTCGCGTACGCATCCCTCATGTACTCTAAAAGCTGATCGAAGTTCGGTTTACCCCATTCCATACCCTTTTGGAAGAGGAAATCGTCTTGCTCCAGCTTTTCGAGTTCACACTCGATCGTATACGGCGTCTTAATATATTCGGGCGCACCCCCGTACGACGCTACGATGACCGGTTTGTCTCGGATCGCCGCCTCGACCGCGCCCATACCTACACCCTCTGAATGTGAAAAACTCACGTAACAATCCGACGTATCGTGGATCTCGTTCAGCTTCTCTTCAGGGAGAAGACCGTTTATGACCGTGACTCTCGGGATCTGGATATCCACGTCGGTCCTACACGTCGCCTTAACGACCAGGCGCGTGTTGGGTTCGTTCAGACGTACGAACGCCCGTATGATTTCCCGAAAGTTTTTTCGAGGGTCCATGACGTTCCCGATATGGTAAAAGACATAGGGTTTTTCGGACGGCGGGGGAACGTGTGCGTGTATGACGAAAAATTCGGTGCTGGGGAACTGATTGGAGAGCACGCGTTTACAGAACGCGCTAGGAACGGCGATCCTCTCAAACTCTTTACACAGGAGACCGTAATCTTCGTGCACGGTTTCTGTCTCACACACGGTCATGCAGGCGAGGTTCTTGACGCGGGTCCTCATGTACTCCAGGTGTTCAATGTGCCAGGACACGGGGAGCATAAACACGAGACCGTGGTCTGACGGGGGGAGCTTTTCACCGATCAGGTAATACCTCTTCCCGAAGAGTTTCGCGTATTTGTTCGCGTGTTGCCCTATCCCCGTGTTGAGCGGGGGTCCGACGATGAGCATTGACTTAAAAACAAATCTTGTTTTTAATATATACACGATGACGACCCTGCGCGAAGAAATTATCCAGGAAGCCGCCAACCCACGCGTCGATAAGAAACGCCTTTTCGATCTTCTCGTCAAGATTGTTGACCACACCCCAGCCGCCGGTGGTGGCGGTGTCGGTCCCCGTGGCGAGAAGGGTGACCGAGGCGAGAAGGGTGAGAAGGGCGACCGAGGTCCGGTCGGTCCCGCCGCCGCCACCAAGTCTACCACCGCCAATACCCCCGCTAAGAAGACCACTACTAAGAAGAAGGTGGAGACTTCCGCTTAAGGAACACTCGGCTTTCGGTTCACAGTCCATAGGAACGTACCCAACAACGCGATAAGGAGCGCGACGAGCAAACCGAACGAATACTTTTTCGGTTTGTCGTCCTCTTCTTTCTTATCGGGGAGTTTAGCCACCTGCGAATTCAGTGTATCGATCTTCTTGAGTAACTTCTCGAGCGCCTGTAAAATTTGGAGCTCTCGGTCCTTCGGTTTCTCCTTCACGTTGACCGTCGTGATTTCCAAAACCATGTACCACTTCGCATCGCTTTGGAGAAGTGAGTAATCGCCGTCATCCTGAGACTCGTAGATTTTGAAGTTTAGCTTTTTAATCGATATGGGGTTAAACCAATTGGTTTGTCTGTGAAAACTTTTCCACTGCTTATCGCGTAAAACGAAACCGCTACTCCCCGAGAAGTGGCGCTCCAGAGGTACCCTAGCGAGCACCTGCCCGTGGCGTTCGTCCAGGAGCTGCGCCACTTTCGGGACCTCTGGACAGATGATGTCAACATATTTCGCGATGTCGTTACCCCCGCTCGCGTCGTTCGAGCCTACCTGGGTGATGTAGAAATCTACCATCTTGATCCCTAGTACTCGGCCCATATCTTCCACGTGTGTGTTCGACTCGAGCGCCAGGTCCAGGGCGAACTCGCTATTGGTCCCTTGCACGAAACTCGAATCGAGTATGATATACTGGGTTTTTTTCGGTATATCGTCGAGTGAGACCATTCTAATTTAGTGCGATAAAAAAACTCTACGCTAATAACAACAGATGGAACTCAAGTACAGACTACTCATCGGAATCGTCGTCCTCGTGGTGATATCCGGTATCGTGTCGTCCTTCTCAGGTGGGGGTGATGAGGAACAGAAAAAACTGGACGCCGACCGCGGAAACGATTCCGGATCCGCTGCGGCGTCGTCCTCCTCGTCGGCGACTTCTTCACAGGGGCAGGAGCAGGAAGGGACCACCGAGAATATCAAGCGCGTGACCGCGGAGGCTAAGTTTAAAACTGCAGTCGTCGACCCTACAAATGATCCCAAAATTCTGGAAGTATCTTCCAAGTTGTTAATGAGCAAATTTGACACGGACGGCGACGGTAAAATTTCGGCAGGCGAGATCCCGGACGGTGATTTGAAGACCGAAATGATGGGGTATGACCTCGACGGCGATGACATTTTAACCATGGATGAATTCCAGGAATACGTTAAAAATAGATAAGATGTCACTTGACTGTCGTTTGTAATTTAAAATTTTCGTCGAAACCGTCCAACGTGAGCTTCCCCTCACCCACGAGACGCTTAATCGTAATACCGACCTCGATGTTGTCGGCATACGCCCGAGCGTGTTTTGGGTCGACACCTAGATCCGGCATGAGCATGTTAAAAGCCATCATCTTTTTCGGGACCGACAATTCCCGGTCCTGGAGGACGCGCAGTATATCCTTGGGAATTTTAGAAACGTCCATCGCTACTTCTTAGAACGGCTTATTTCTTTAACTTTTTACTGTCGCTTCCTCTTCTTACCAGCAGCCATCTTCCTGGACATGGTCGGTGCGTCCTTCTTCATTTCGCGGCAGAGTTCCTTCTTGGACTTGAGGACCTTCTTGTAGAGCTGAGCCTCGGAGAGGAATTTGCGCGCGGCTTCCACCACGTTACCCTTCTTCTGGTGTTTGCACTTTTTCTTGCCGATCCTGAGAGATCCGGTCTTGCTGTCGATGAAAACGGTCATTTTTATTTTTAGCGGAGAAAATTTTTGGAAACCTAAGTGAAGGTCGAAACCGGGATTTTGACAAGAAAAAAATGGGCTTACCACCGTACAGGGTCGGGTCGATTACCGTCAAGGCTTTCATCGAGGACAAGTTCAAGTACGCCGCGCATCAAATCCTCCGCAATGATACCGTATACGATTATCGGGAAGCTGAAGAGGTGATCAACTCTCTGTTCGAGAACATGGATATCGGGACCGTGACGACAAGTACAAAAGGTCGGTACAAGTACGCACTGATCAACGGCGGTCAACGAGTCCGCGCGATCAAGAGGTTCATGGCCGACGAGTTCAAAATCATCGCACCGACGACGAAAGATTTGCGCAAGTACAGCGAACTGTGCCAAGAAGACCGAGAGGTTTTCGACGGGAAGAAGCTGATCCTGCACAATTACCACGGCCTGACTGACAAGCAGGAAGCCGAACTCTACATTCGTCTCAATACATCGAAGCCCCTGTCCCACGGTGAATTCGTCCGAGGCACGATAAACGTGGCGCCGATGTGCAAATTGGCCTGTGAACTCTCGGACAAGTACAGTGATGACCTGAAATCCCTCAGCCATGTTTTCGGTCCGAGAGCGGATGTACGCCAGACGTCGAACAGCTGGACCCTCATCGCCCTGTTGAACTTTCACCACGGACAGATCCTTTACGGAAGGAAGTTGCCCTATAAGAAAAACAAGGAGCTCTGCGAGTCCTTGTGCGACAAGCCCATCGACGCCAGGACACTCACCGAGCAATTTGACACGCTCATGCGAATCATAAGCATGAAGAAGACGAACCTGAAGTACCCCAGCTACGTGCTCGCGACCGTGCAGGCGATCATGTTATCCAACGAGACGTACACCGCGGAGCAGGTGAACGAATTCCTGTACGATATGCTTGTCGGCACGACCGCTTGCGGTGACCTTCGCGACAAGTGGGACATCCTAGCCAATACGCCGGGACTTGATGCGAACCTGCCCGCCTCCTGCTCCACGAGGGCGGACATCTTCAACGAATGGGAAGACTGGACGTGGGATCTGGAACCCGTCGAGAATTCTTCTGACGGCGACGATGACGATGACGATACTCCGATCGCCCGACTCACCTTCACCAATCCTGACTCTGGGCCCGAGTCCGAGTCACAGTCCGAGTCCGATGACCCCCCTCCCAAGACCGATGACATCCGTCCCAAGACCGACTTCAAGATTGGAGATTACATCTGGGTCTGCACCAACGAGGATGTCGAGGCTGAATCTGATCTCGCCAAAATCGTGGGAGTGAACGCGGACAGCACTGAATTCAAAGTTGAATGGTGGTACACAGGCCTTGATATGTACGAGAAAATTCCTGGTCTCGGTTCAATCGAGTTTGACGGAGTTCACGTAAATCCATGGGATCTCGTGCTGGACAACAACATCAACGAGACCAACATTATCGAGCTTGCGAGCATCATTGGACACGCCTCCGACGATGTGGTCATGTACACCGTCGACGAAATACGAGAAACCTGGCCCAAACTTGACATCGACGACGACACCGTACAAAGGATGGACCTCATGTGGACCAGCAAAGTACCGGGCAGAAAGCAGCAGTACAAGGTCATCGACATCATCACGAAGAAGAAGATGATGAAGTGGTCCCCGACCTACGACCAACGTGTTTTTGCGAGGGGAGTACTCGCGTCGAAATACCCGGAATGGAGCACCGAGGTTGTGGAAGACTGCATCAAGACCATGACTCGCACGTCCGAGGACCATCGGGTTTTCACTCAGCAGCTGAACACCGTCTGCTCATGGGATGTATCCGAAGGGAAGAAACGTAAGCGACAGTAAGGGGCATAAAGACTGAGGGCGTCAATATGATGAGAAACATGGAACATACCATCGGCCACACGACTATTTATGACTGGGTGATGGACCCGTACCTGGTTAACGAAATTGCCTTTTCCCTCTTTGAGATTGAGAACTCCGATCTCCTCTCAAAGAAGTGCAGTTACGAACAGGAGATGTCTGATATTCTCGGATGGAAAGACGCCCGCGGTCGACACAGGGATGCCATCGCAGGGGACGGCACAGGGATTGAACTGAAAAAATCCGCCGGCAGCTTCATCTTCGATGGGGTTCGCTACGCGGAGATGTACATGACAAAGGAAGAAGACAACGGTATTCACGTTCTCTTCAACTTCAATACGAAAGGGGTGACCCGAGTGTTCATCGTCCCGAATTGGATGATGGTCCAACTCATAATCCCCCGACTCGATATCGCACAAATTGAATTATCACTGTTTAACACACGCAAGGAAATGGATCAGGGTCTCAACTCACAGGCGACGATGACGCCGAACCGGATGATCCAGGCTCTCAACGCTATGTGAGCCTCCTGCACCACTTCGCCGAGAGTTCTGGGAAAGTATCCTCTAGAGTTTTGAAATATAAATCCAGATATTCCTTCTCCATTGTATCGTAGATTTTTATCGGGATACGTATTAAAAGAAGATGATATGATACTGACAGACCAGATAATCAGATACCTGTCTAAGGATATTATGTTACCGAAACGATGTCACGCGACGAAAAGGCAACTCGTGTCTGTAAAGGAGTGTTGCGACTGTAAAATTTTCTGTAAGAAACCGCCAAAGGGTTCGGTACCCGCCTACGCGTTTATCTTAAATCCTTATCCGCCGTATAATACGTCTTCCCCTTAGTGGCGAAACTATGAACCCTCGCGTACCCCCACGCTTGTGGAGAGGCTCCCGGACGATGCCCGGTTCTCCACGCGGCGAGTCCCCTCTTGTACACGGTCTTCACAGTCTTCAGAGGAATGCCGGTAGCTTT